CGATGGGAGTCAAACCACAAAGGTGAGTATTTTGCTGCTGGAGTTGGCGGTGCTATTACCGGTCGTGGGGCTGACTTACTTATTATCGACGATCCTCACTCAGAGCAAGATGCACTATCTCCTGCTGTTCTTGATGGTCATTACGAGTGGTATACTTCTGGCCCTCGTCAAAGGCTTCAGCCAGGGGGCGCTATAGTATTAGTCATGACCCGTTGGTCCATTAAGGATCTAACAGGACGCTTGCTCCAAGCACAAAGTAAAGACGAAGCCGCGGACCAATGGGAAGTGGTTGAGTTTCCTGCTGTTATAAACGACAAACCTATGTGGGGAAATTTTTGGAACATGCAAGGTTTAAATTCAGTCAAGGCTTCTATTCCTATTTCTAAATGGAATGCACAGTGGATGCAGAATCCTGTGGCCGAGGAGGGTGCACTTATAAAACGTGAGTGGTGGCAAAAGTGGGAACCGGAGAAGATACCTCATCTACAGTATATTATACAATCCTACGATACAGCTTTTACCAAAAAAGAAACAGCCGATTATTCAGCCATTACGACGTGGGGTATATTTACGCCAGAAGAAGGTGGTAGACAAAACATTATTCTTTTAGACGCAAAGAAAGGACGGTGGAACTTTCCTGAACTAAAAGAGAAAGCACAAGAAGAGTATAAGTACTGGGAACCAGAGATTGTATTGGTCGAGGCCAAAGCGTCCGGGTTACCCCTTACACATGAATTGCAAAAAGTTGGTATCCCCGTAATTAACTTTACACCATCCAGGGGAAATGATAAACATGCAAGAGTCAACAGCGTAGCACCGCTGTTTGAATCAGGGGCAGTATGGGCTCCTAAAGATAGACGTTGGGCCGAAGAAGTCATTGAAGAATGTGCAGCATTCCCATTTGGCGATTATGATGATTACGTGGATAGCATGACGCAAGCATTGATGCGCTACCGTCAAGGTTATTACGTAGAACTAAAGGACGATTTTGCGGATGAACCAACAGACAGACAACGACCAGAGTACTATTGATAGAGGTGTAAGTGACTTTACGTCATTTGATCTATTGGAACAACCTTCCGAATTTAAAACACAAATAGACGAGCAGTACAAAGTAGAAGATGATCTAGCAGAAGATTCTCAATTTTTTAAAGATTTAGGAAAAGGTGCGCTTCAATTAGGAATGGAAACTATTGGTACAGTTAATAGAGCATTACCTACTACAGGTCTTGGAACAGCTGATGAAGATTACTACGGAGGTATAGATGCTTTTAATTCTATGTTTAGTAATGCGCTAGGTTATGGTCCTGATCAAGAAGGGCAATCATTAACAATTCCTTACGATCAATACATTTCTAATCCTAGGTTTTCTAATCATATGAAAGAATTAAACATGGTTGCACATGTTCAAGCGGCAAAAAAAATAAATCCTGAATTAGGAATGGCAATACAAATTGCTCAAGCAGGTAACGGGGATCCTTCTGATGTTAATAAAATGTTAGATATTTTATATGAACAAGCAGAAAATACTCAAGATGAAGATTTATTTTTACAATTAGACAATTTTACTAATAATAGTTGGAGAGTAGAATCTTTTGATGAAAGCGGAGAAAACATTATTATAAATCAATTACCTGAAATTGATGAAGGAATGTTTGGTTTTGACATGACGTTGGACCCTTCTTTTTCTTCAAAAGGAGATTTAATACTTCCAGGAGAAGGTGTCTTTGGAATGCGTGATGGTAAATTAGAGCAACTTGCTTCTAGTGTATCACGTCCATTAGATGAAATGTATATGGAAGGTACCACACCTGAATTAGCTCAATATATGTCAGACAACGTTACGGATAAAATTGCTTTTCAAGGACCTGAAATGCTTCCTCCAGAAGGAACTGGTATTGGATATATGATTCCAATGTTTGCGGGAATGGTTAAAGGTGTAGGTATTCCAGCCGCTAAAACTATAATTAAAGGTGGTAAAGGCGCATACAATTTATCAAAAAATGCAGCATCTAATAGAAATTATGAGCTTCCTAGATACGAGCCTTATATAGAATCAAACATGGACCAAGGACTTGGTAGCATTCAACAAGGTGATCTTTTTGGTAATCAATAATGGTTAATCCTAGTGTTATAAAAAATTTAAAAAATCTTAAAAGTGGAATTACTACTATTGATAATGTTGATGAGGTTGTATCTACTGGTAAAGGTTTTTTAAATGATGATTTTTATTCTGTTAAACCAGAAAACCGTGGTAAAAAATTAGATGATAGTTATGAACGTACTATATGGACTGACGATGTTCTAAACAAAGAACAAAATACGCTTCCTTTAAATGAAATATATCCAGATGCTGGTCCAAATTCTTTTACTTCTAAAAAATCTGTAAATGAAATAATATTAAAAGATTATAAAGCTAATCCTCCTAAAAAACCACAATCTACAGAACCAAGAAATATTATGAATAAAGCTCATGTTAGTTTAAAAAAAGTTAGGCCTAAAAATGCAGATGAAGTTTTAGATGTAATAAAAGAAGAAACTATTAAAACAGATGGTTTTATAAATCCTGGATATGAAAATTCTCGAGGTGATGGTACATTTAATTCATACTCAACAATAAATGATATTGATTCATATGTTACAAAAGGAAAAGAAAGATTTAAATCAAGTAATTTTCAAAGTGGTTCTGTTCATAGTGATTTTATTGTTCCACAAAAATATCAACACCTAGTAGAATTTGGTTCGCAAAACAATATACAAAATCGTTTTCCTAACTATACACAAGGAGGAGAAAGAACTCCTTTTAATAAAGGTAGTCAAGGGTTCTCAACTAATTTTGTAAGAAACACTTCTTACCATAATCACTATGAAGGGCAAATATACCGATGGTTAACTGAGCAAAAAATAATTGAAAAAGCATTTAAAGACGGTAAAATTCCTAAGAGTAGATATAAACAGGATATGATAGACGCTGAAGATTATATAAAATTTTTAGTAGAAGACATGGAAAAATTAGGGATAGAAACTAAAGTTTGGAATAAAAAGAAAAAAGGATTTGATACGTATGGAAAAAGATATGGAGATAAACAAAAATCAACATTATACAAAGACCAGAAAAAAACGTATGATTTAAATATTCCTCCTCAAGGAGATCAGCTTTTATCAGATCACGTTAAAAATAAAGTAAATGCATTAGAAATTTTAAGAGAAAAAAGAAAAAACAACGATATGAGTGGAACTGGCGTAAAACCAGAAGGTCACAATAAAGGTGGATTTGCAAGACGAATGATGGCAATAGGAGGAGACATGTCACAGTTTACAGAAACAGAAGAAGTAGTATCCACGCCTGATGGCATGGAAGGACAGGTTGATTTAGCCATGAGCTTTAAAAATCCATTTAAAATCAAGAAACCACCCCCACTATTTGACGAATCTGCCTCTAATTTAAAAATTTCAGGCGCTGTGGACGACATAAAAGCCACAGAAAGCGTAACAGATACCAATAAAGGTATATTTACCCTAAAATCAGAGACAGAAATCATGAATTCGCCGCAAGAAAACATGATGGGAGCTCAATGGCTTGGTTTTTTAAAGAAAAAAGGCGTTTCTCTTACAGAATTAGATGAATTTGGCCTAGGAAACTATTTAAATTCCAATCAAAACATTAAAATCAATAAAAATGACTTAATGAATGCGTATAAAGATCTAAAACCAGTTATTACGTACGATATTCATCAAAAAGAGCCTTTTAAAAAAGGTGTAGATGATTTTTTAAGTTTTTTAACAAAACGTAATAGTGGTGGCGCTTATTACCATGGAGATACAAAAGGTGTAGAAGAAATCCGTGGATTAAATAATAAACCACAAGATATTGCAGGTGACGCTGCACGTGTTCAATTATCCGAAATATTTAGCTCACAAAGAAGTGATGCGGGAATAATGATGGAACAAGGTGCAGAAACTATTAATAAAGTTTTTAAACAATTTTACGGCATAGATAATGTTCTAAAAAATGGTATTCCTGAGGGATCTAAGATTCCTTTTTACTCTAAAAATATTTTAGAAAGATTTAAACGTTTGCACAGTGGCGAAGGTTTTTACATGAGTAATAAAACACCAAAACACGAAGGCATGCAGTTCTTGTCTGGAGGAACCGGGTACATAGAAATACCTATTACTTATAACCCCAATCCTAAAGGACCAAGGGCCAAGGAACCTAGTTATACAGAAGGTGGTGGACACTTCTCAAATAATTCAGGAAACAATCCTGTTTTCTGGATGCGTGCTTCTGAGCGAACAGATGAAGCTGGTAGACGTGTATTATTTATTGAAGAAATACAATCAGATCTACACCAAGGAGTACAACAAAAAGGTAAAAAATACGCAGAGCGTTTAGACAAACCTGGAAAAGTAAATATAAGTGCTTTAAATACACAAAGAATAAAACTTGCTGATGAGTTAAATAAAATAACAGACCAAATAGATAAAGTTAAAGGGCATACAGATCCTTCTACACAAACAGTGTTGGCGCGACTACAAACCAAACGTTATAGTGTTAGAGAAGAACTAACTAAAATTAACGATCAATTAGATAAAATGGATATGACAGCTGATGGTTATCCAGAAGCCCCGTTTAAAAAATCAGAAAACCAAGCAAAAATAGCAATTAAAATAGCCATTAATTTAGCACGCGAAAATGGATATGATGGTGTAGTAATGATTTCTGGTAAAGCTAAAAATGTAGGTGCTAGTGCATCTGGAACCGTTGCAAAAGGTAATTTAGGTTTTTATAATAACATTGCAGCTAAAGCAATGAAGAACGCGGCAAAGAACAACGGGCTTGACTTTTCGGCTACAAACATTAAAGACGGTAAAGGAAATACGTGGGCAAAACTGCCTTACATTAATATTAAAGGTACACCAACAACACCAGTGGACATGTATAAAAACAAAGGCGGATATATTCATTATCCCTCTTTTGTTGATGTTGTCCCAACATTATGATAGGATAAAATAATGGTAACTCCTAAAACACGCCCTATACCCTTAAGCACTATTGAAAAAGCAATTGGTCAAATTGCTGCTGGTGTAGAGGTTGGGGAAAACGAAGTAGCAACAGATATTCAGATTCCTGATGAAAATATTACAATGGAAGATCAGATAGAAGTAACAGAATTACCAGATGGTGGCGCTGAAATTAATACTGATTTAAGTGAAACAATTGATCAAACAAATATACCTTTTGATGCTAATTTAGCTGACTACATTAGTGAAACAGAATTAAAAAATTTATCTAATACTTGTGTTGCTTCTTACGAAGCAGATTATGATTCAAGAAAAGACTGGCATGATACTTATGTAAAAGGTTTAGATATGCTAGGATTTAAATATGAAGACCGTACGCAACCATTTGAAGGAGCGAGCGGCGTGGTTCATCCATTACTATCAGAATCCGTTACACAATTTCAAGCACAAGCTTATAAAGAATTACTACCACCAGGTGGCCCCGTTAACACAGAGATTGTAGGTGAAATTACACCGGAAGTAGAACAGCAATCTAAACGTGTAAAAGATTACATGAATTATGAAATTACACATGTAATGAAAGAATACGATCCTGACATGGATCAACTATTATTTTATTTACCCCTAGCTGGTTCAGCATTTAAAAAAGTTTATTACGATTCACTTCTACAACGTGCTGTATCTAAATTTGTTGCAGGCGAAGATTGCGTAGTTAATTATACTGCTTCTTCTTTAGAAGATGCATCAAGAATTACACACGTTATTAAAACATCTGCTAATGATTTACGTAAACAACAAGTGCAAGGTTTTTACAGGGACGTTGAACTTGTATCAGGAACTGTTTCTACTGTTAATGATATTACAGAAAAAGTAAATGAATTAGAAGGAGTACAAAGTACATCAGCCGAAGATGATACTGAACACACTGTTTTAGAAATGCATGTTGACGCGGATATACCAGGATTTGAAGATCCTAATGGAGTTAAACTTCCTTACATTATTACCATTGATCAATACAGTGAAGAAGTTTTATCTATTAGAAGAAACTACGCTGAAGGTGATGCACTCAAGGCAAAAAAACAATACTTTGTACACTACAAGTTCCTCCCAGGTCTAGGCTTTTACGGCTTTGGCCTAATACATATGCTAGGTGGGTTATCAAGAACTGCAACAAGTGTTTTGCGACAATTAATTGATGCAGGTACTCTTGCTAACTTGCCGGCAGGATTTAAAGCGCGTGGAATGCGTATACGTGATGACGATACACCATTACAACCAGGTGAGTTTAGAGATGTCGATGTAACTGGTGCTTCTATTAAAGAATCATTACTACCTCTTCCTTATAAAGAACCATCACAAGTTTTATTTGCTTTACTAGGTTATTGTGTAGATGCAGGTAAATCTTTTGCTGCTATTGCAGACATGAAAATGGGTGAAGGTAATGAACAGAATCCAGTAGGCACAACTTTAGCATTACTTGAACGTGGAACTAAAGTTATGAGTGCTATTCATAAAAGATTACATTACGCACAAGGAACTGAATTTAATTTACTTGCAACTATATTCCAAACGTATTTACCCCCAGAGTATCCATACATGGTACGTGGTGGAAACCGTATGATTAAACAAGCTGATTTTGATCAACGTGTTGATATACTACCTATATCTAATCCAAATATTTTCTCTATGTCACAACGTGTTATGTTGGCACAACAACAATTACAATTAGCGCAAGCTAATCCACAACTACATAATATACGTGAAGCTTATAGAAGAGTTTACCAAGCATTAGATGTAGATAATATTGATGCTATTTTAAAACCAGATCCTAGTGTTCCTCAACCAAAAAGCCCAGCAATGGAAAATTCTTTAGCAATGCGTGGCGAACAACCAAAAGCTTTTGCTCAACAAAACCATAAAGCACACATGGACACGCATGGGGAATTTATGTTTACAAGAATGGTGCAAATTAATCCACAGTTGTATGCAATGTTAGAAGGACACATTATGGAACATATTTCTTTAATGGCAGCATTACAAGTTGAACAAGAAATGAAAGAGCAAGAAATGCAAATACAACAAATGATGCAACAAGCTCAACAGAATCCACAGATGGTACAACAAGTTGAACAAGCTAAACAACAATTTATGAACGAAAAAGAATCTAAAATTGCTGAGTTAGAAGCTGTAATGATTGCACAGATGGCAAAAGAAGAACAAATTAAAGCTGGTAACTTAGAACAAGATCCACTGGTAAGATTAAAACAACAAGAGATTGATCTTAAAGCAGCAGAAGTAGCTATGAAGGGTGAAGTAGAAGATAACAAACTTATGGCTGATATTGGAATCGAAGCAGAAAAAATAGATCTTGCACGTGAGCAAATGAAAGGTAAGATGGAAGAGACGATTGTTAAACAAGGTATAAAAGCCATTGAAGAATCTGATAAAGAAACTATCGAAGACCTTCGTCAAAACATGGAAACCTTACGAGAAGATCGTAAGATTAAAAGTGCTGAACGAATTGCTCAAATGAATAGAGGAAAAAATGACAAACCCGAAAGTAGATAAGATTGCTGAAGCTATGATAAACCTAGAAAAATCAGCAAGAGCAGAAATTAAAAATGATGAAGAAAAATTATTGGTTGCAAGTGCGCTGATGGCTGTTACAAGGAACCTTTATATTGAAACAATCGGTGCAGAAGATGCTGCACATGTGTTTGCTAGTGTAGCAGACAGTTTTCTATTTATAGAAGAAATTGTGGATCAACATAAACCAACTATACATTAGGAGGAAAGATGAAATTATTAAAAGATGTTTGGGAGCACTTAAAAGAGTGGTCGGACTGGGGAATGAAAGACTGGATTAAAGCCGGTATCGTTGCCTTAGTAGTAATTTTAATTTTAAAATCAGTGTTAGGTGCGTAAATGGCATTAAAATTTCGCGATAGAGATAATGCTAAAGATGCTTACCGAGCTGGTATTTCGGGGGCCAGGAGTTATCCTGGCAACCCGGATTCTTTTCAAAGAGGTAGAAAATCAGCAAATAGATTTAGAAGCAGATTAAAAGAACCAGGAAAAACATACGGCGGTTACGACAATAAAACTTTTATGACTAAAGCTGGTGACAGAACTGGCGATATAATACGTGGTATAGGCAGTGACTTAAAACAAAAAGGTAGTAATATTAAAGATGCTATTTTTCCTATGGGTCGAAAAGTACTTGAAGGAATAGAATCATTAATGTCTAACATTAATAGAAGTAAACAAAACAGAGAAATTTTAGGGGATGCGTATACTGATGATGTAAGAGAATCCATGATGACTGATAAAGATATTGCTTTTTATAACAAGTATGCAGGATTAGCAGAGCTTGCAAGTGATAACCAAGAAAAACAACGTTTAATGGATATTGCTAACACAGCAAAACAAAATGCGCAAATAACAGACAGAATTAATTACGCATTAGGTGAACCAGAATTTGGATTTAAAACAACTGCTCCAGCAGGACAAAAATCTTTTTTTGGAAATGAAAACATAGATTACAGCACCTTAGCAGATAGATTGCAAGATGGACTTCAAGGATCATCTATTGGAAAAGCATTTATGGCTGAAGCTAACAAAGCACAAGCTAAAGAAGCCGGCGATAGTTTAATTGGAAATGAATTAGCTAATTATGATAAATTTGTAGGTGGGCCTGAAATGTTAGAAGGTTTTGCTTTTGCAAATCCTTTAAGACCAAAAATAACTGAATCTGATATGGCAAGTTTTGATCCATATTTAAATCCTAATTTTCCTTTTTATAAAAAAAGAAGACCTTATTATTTAAACGATTACGGATTTTAG